TTAACCCTCCCGTGAACCCCGCTTAAACGACACTCCCTCGAGCACCTGGCGCTTCAGATTTTCGGCCCCTGCATGGTCGGCGTGAGCCACCCACGAATTGACCCGCTGGCGGACGTGCTCGAGGTCGATCAGGCCGCGGGCATACTGCCACTGCATGGCCCGTAGGCTGCGCTTGATCCGCCGCACCGAGTCCTTGCGCAGCAGCCGCTTGTGCGGCCAGATCCGATAGCCCAGGAAGTTCACGCCCCGGCTGGCCGGCAGCACACTGGCCTTGCTGAAGCGCATCCCCATGCTGGCCAGCTTGTCCTCGAAGGCGTCGCGCAGGGCCAACGCCTCCTCCTTGCTACGCACCAGGACCACCATGTCGTCCATGTACCGGGCATAGCGCCGCAGTCCCATCTCGCGCTTGGCCCACTGGTCGATGCGGTTGCCCACCAGGTTGGCGATCCACTGGCTGGTCAGGTTGCCCACCGGGATGCCCACCGGCGCCGGATCCGCCGGGTCGGCGGTGCTGTCGATGACGGTGTCGATGATGCGCAGCGTCTCCGGGCAGCGGATCTTGTCGCGCACCACGGCCTTGGCCAGGTCATGACGGATCGAGAAGAAATACTTGCTGACGTCCATCTTGAGCACCCAGGTCTCGCCGGTGGCCACCATGCCGCGCAGCCACTGCTCGACGCGATCGGCGCCCACGTGGGTGCCCTTGCCTTCCCGGCAGGCGTAGCTGTCATGGATCATCCCGCGATCCCAGATCGGGCCACAGACCCGGCAGACGGCATGCTGAGCCACCCGGTCGCGATAGGGCGCGGCGAGGATCTCGCGGCGCTTGGGCTCGTAGACGATGAACGACCGGTAACGGCCCGGCTGATAGGTGCCCCACAGCAGCTCCATCTGCAGCGCGCCCAGCTCCTCCCACAGGTTGGCCTCGAAGGTGGCCACCTCGGCGCGCTCGCGCTTCCCGCGCCGCGCCAGACGGTGGGCGGCCACCAGGTTGTCCCAGTCGATGATGCGCTCAATCAGGCGCTTGCTCTTGCTTCCCACAGTGACTCCATTTCCTTGTCTGAAAACGCGACCGGGCGGGGCTTTCGCTCTCGCTACTCGCGCCGCCCGGGCTATCGTGTTCGGCCCGCCGTGCGGGACCGGGATGGATCGGCTGACCCCCTATATGGGTCTTAGGTGACGGCGACTCCGTCGCCGCCCTCTCTAGAAACGGTGGTCACAGGCGCCGCGAAAACCGTTGTTGCCATTCGCGTTCCACGGATTCGCATTGGAGTTCAGACAGCGCGCGCCACAGCGCACGCCGTTGTCGAAGTTGCCGCCGCCAATGAAGCAGCGCCAAGCGGCGTCGAAACCCGACCCACCCCTTGCTCGTCATGCCCCGAGGCGCTGGCGCCAGGCGCCGATCATGGCGCCGATCTCCGACAGCTGGCTCGAGGCATCGCCCACGCGCTTGAGGCCTAGCAGCTTGCGGTCGGCCCCATGCCGCAACAGGGCATGAATAAAGCGGACCTGCTCGTCCGCTCGGTACACCTTGCTTTTCTGGTTGCTCATGGCGGCTTCGATCAGGCGCCGCACCAGCTCCCACAGCGCCTCCTCGAGGCGCGCGCCATAGCGATAGCGCTGATGGCGCGGGATCTTGTCGAGGTGCGGCCCCAGATCACTGATCAGCCGCTCGGCCTTGTTGACGATCACCAGGCCCCGCTGCCGCGGGGCCCCATCAGGGTTCATGCTCACAGGGCGTCACAGGCGCCGCGAAAACCGTTGCTGCCAGACGCGCTCCACGGATGCGCATGGGAGTACAGACAGCGCGCGCCACAGCGCACGCCGTTGCCGAAGTTGCCGCCGCCAACGAAGCAGCGCCAAGCGGCGTGATACACCTGGCCGCGCGGGATCGACGAGTCCTTACCGACGTTGACCACCGAGGTCGTCCAGTTGTAAGTGCCGCCCAGGTCGTGGTGGTTATCCAGCCAGTCCCACAGGTTGCCGGCCGCGTCGACCACGTTGAACATCGAGACCGCCTTGGCCACCGCGCCGGTGGTGGTGGGGCCGCTGTTGCCGGTGGCGGACCAGGCCAGGTCGTTATTGCCGTCGTTGCCCTGGGGCGCGCCCTCGGCGTAGGTCAGGAACTCCTCGACCGTCGGCAGGCGCTTGCCGGCGTTGCGCACCAGCAGGTGGAAGTCGCTGCGCGAGTAGATGTCGTCCTTGATCGGCTGGACGCCGAAGCGGCTCACCGGGATATTCTCCGGCCAGGTGCCGCTGCCCTCGCTGTTCAGGTAGATGTCCACCCACAGCCTACCGGGTACCACCTCGACCATGCCGGTGGGGTCGCAGGTCGGGCGATGGCTCAGATCCCACACGCTGTTCGGCACGATCTGTGTGGCCGGCGTGATGGCGGTGTCGTAGCGCTGGGCGATCGTGCGCACGCGGCCATAGTGGAAGCCGCCGATCTTGCGGCTGGTCTCGCTGGTGTAGCCGCCCGGCACGGTGATGTTGGTGCTGGCCACCAGCCCGGCGCGACCGTCGGCGCCCTGGACGGCGTACAGGTAGACGTCGTCGCCCAGGGTCAGGCTATCCAGCGAGCCATCCTGGTTGGCCACGGCGGTCGGATCCCAGTCCACCAGCGGCGGCAGCACGTAGCCCTTGCCGTTGCCGCCGATGTTCAGGACCCCTTCGGGGACGTCGAGGCGCATCGCCCCGGACGCCACGATCGACCCCATCATCTCGAAGTGCCCGGCCCCCATGGCCGGGATCGCATAGGTCTTCTGGACCATCAGACACTCTCCAGATCAGTGATTGCTTGCTCGACCTCGGCGACCGAATACCCCAGGCGGAAGATCTCCGCGTCGGGGCTCTCGGTGCGCTGGAACTGCACCCGCTCGACGGTGCCGGCGTCCTCGTCCTCGATCTCCAGCACGCGATAGTCGGGCATGGGGCCGTCCGGCGACTCGCCGTCGGCCAGCACCCGGTCGCGCATATAGACGAAGCGCCCGGACAGCAGCCCCTGCCAGTGCTGCTTCAGACGGGTCACCCCCTGGGGGCGCACCTCGCCCTGCAGGGCGAGCCCTTGAAGCAGGTCGTAGTCGGCCCGCGTGCGCAGGCCATAGCGCGGTACTCCTTGCATTTACGCTTCCTCCACAGTGATGACGGCCACCCCGTCCACGCGGCTGACCGCGCGGCGATCGGCGATGGCGTTGATGGCCGCGGCCAGCTGCGCCTCATCGTTGATGTCCGGGGTCAGACCGGCATCGGCCAGCACGGCCACCAGCTCGCGCTGCAGCATGTTGAAATAGGCCGCCAGCATCGGCGTCGCGCGCACGTTGCTGGCCGGCTCGCCTTGCCGCCACTCGCCCTCGGACGTCGTGCGCTCGGTGAATGCCCCTACCTTCTCCATCGTTACTCCTCCAGGTACCCCACATTGAGAATCAGCCAGCTGGGCGCCGCCTCGTGCAGCGCGCACTCGACCAGCTCGTCGCCCCAGCTGCGCAGCGGGTCGCCGATCTCCGAGGCGCCCACGACCGCCTCGCGGACCACGCCGTTCGGCACCAGGACGTCCCAGGCCCACAGCCAGGTCTCGCCATTCATCGGGTCGCCGATCTCCGCGCCACGCGGCCCGACGCCCCCGCCCAGCTCCACCGTCGCCTCCTGGTGCTCGACGATGATGGCTCCCTCGTAGCCCAGCCCCTCGGCCAGGTCGATATAGTCCTGCTGGCGCATGCCGCCGCGACCGACGATGCGGCCGATCAACGCCACGCGACGGTCGGTCAGGCTCTGTCCGGCCGGCGCGCAGGCGCTGGGCAGGCCGTAGCTGGCCTCCCACTCCGGGAACAGCACGTCGGCCTGGCGCGGATCCACCTCGGTCAGCAGCTCGAGCACCCGCGCATCGACCCGCGCATACTCCTGGGCCGAGCCGTCCAGCAGGCGTTGCACGTTGCTCTCCGGCTCGGTCGGCCAGACCATCCCCGGAGGCAGCAGCTGGAACAGCAGCCGCCGGTAGTCGTCCGCCGTCAGCTCTGCACCCATGTCACGCCTCCCCAGATCGGCAGCTCACCGGCCGCGTGGGTCACGTCCGCCGTTGGCGCCTGCAGATCGTAGTCCTCCACCCCGGGCGCCAGGCTGATCGCCGCGCGAATGCGGCTGATCAGCAGGGTGCCGCCGGGCTCGCCCTCGCGCTCCACCAGGTCGGCCAGCGCCTGGGCCGCCGCGTTGCGCACCTCCTGGGTGTCCGGGGTCACGATCAGCTGCGGCTGGAACGCCTTGGTGTTGGGCGCCGAGACGTAGACCTGCGCCTGCACGTTCTTGCGGGCCTCGATATAGGCCTTCACCGCGTCCAGCAGCTGCTGCGAGGGCAGCGGGCCATCGCTGGCGTCATCGGCCATGACGCGCACCACCACCGAGCCCGGCCCCATGCCCAGCGGATCCTCCCAGGCGCGGGTCACGCCCGGCACCTCGAGCGCCCAGCCTTCCCAGTCGCCCTCGGCGCCGCCGCGCGGCACCCGCGCCCGGCGCAGCAGGATGCGATCCCGCCAGCTGCCTGCGGCCTCGAGGTCGGCGCCGCCCTGCAGGCCATCGGCGCCGACCACCGCGCCACCGCTCACCCCCGGGATGGGCGACACCAGGCGCAGCGCCGCGCCCGCGGCCTGATCCCCGGCCGAGCCGGCCTCCAGGGCCACCACATCGGCGCTGGCCGTGCCCCCGGCGATCACCGCCTCCTCGGTCGTCTCGTACTCCTGGTCGTCCAGCTGCAGGCGCGTGCCAGCGACGATCACCGCGTCGTCGCTACCCTCGAAGCTCACCGCGCCACCCGCCTTGGCCGGCTGGCGACGCGGCACCCCGGCGCTATGCAGGTGCAGCAGGTCGTCGTCGCAGGTCTCCGGGAACAGCTGACGCTCCAGCCACTGCAGGTACCCGTAAAGGCCGTGGGTGACGCCCGCCTGGCTGGTCGCCAGGGCCTGGGTCAGCCGCGTGGCCAGCGCCGCCTCAGCGCCCGGCAGCCGCGACAGCCGCGACAGCCGCGACAGCAGGTCCTGGTCGACCCGCGCCATCAGCTCCGCAAGTGAAGGCCGTTGAAACCCCATCTAACCCTCCGTTATGCAGCGTTTCGCCACACGTAATCGTATTGCCCCTCGAGCAGCTCGCGGCCGCCGCGACGGATCACCACCCGCAGCCCCAGGGTGTCGAAGCGCACGTGGCGCGCCTCCACCTCCACGCTCTCGGCGATGCCGTCCTCGATCAGCCAGGCCAGCGCCTCCTCGGCGTACTCCCTGGCCCGGCGCCGCACGTCCTCCTCGGCCTTCTCGCGGTGCAGCAGCCACAGCCGGGAACCGTGGCGCCGGTCGCGGTAGGCGTCGGCCCAGTAGCCGCGGCGATCGCTCGAGCCATCCGGCAGGCGGTCCTCGAGCAGCGCCCGCCGATCGGTGAACAGCGACAGCAGCACCGCCGTCTCCAGCCCCTCGTCGGCCAGCAGGTCGCCGCCCTCGAGGCGCAGGTCGAAGCGCTTGGCGCCCGGGTCATAGCGCAATGCAATGTCCATCAGCCCATCTCCTGGTTCGGGGTGCTGGTCGTGCCGCCGCTGTCGCCGCCGTGGTCATGGCCGTTGTAGGTGTTGCGCATGCCCTGCATGGTGCCCACGCCGTCGCGCACCTGGCCGGCCGCCTCGATGTCGCCGGTGGCGATCACCTTGGGCGTGTTCAGCGTCACGCTGGTGCTGCTGTTGAACACCGCTTCCGGCGCCGTCACGTCCAGCTTGCTGCCGGCCTTCACGCCGATGATGCGGCCGCGCTTGAAGCGGATCTCGTCACCCTCGTCGGTGTACAGGCACACCTCGCCGGCCTTGAGCCCCTTGGGGCGATAGCGCCGGTCGTCCACCGACAGCGCCACCAGGTGGGCCCGCGCCCCGCCCACGGCCGCCACGATGGCCTCGGCCCCCGGGTGCGGGTGGCTGGTGTAGCCGTACTCCTGGAAGCGCTCGGCCCAGGCGGGCTCGCCGCCCAGCAGCGACACCTGCACCCCTTGCAGCTTCAGGCTGTCGTCCACCAGCTTGAGCACCCCGCGGCTGACCAGCAGGCGCAGGCGGCGCCAGACCGGCCCCATCATGCGCTGCCAGGTGCGTCGTTGATCGCTCATCACCACCCCCAGCCGGCCGGCGTCGTGCCGCCGGACGATGACGGCTCGGGCTCCGGTACCGGCACCGGCTCGAACGCGGCCGGCGGCGCCACGCGCAGCTCGGCGCTGCGGCCCTGTTCGCTCTCGATCAGCTGCACGTCGCTGATCAGCAGCCGCTCGTCCAGCCCCAGGTAGGCGTCGCGCACCGGCACCAGGTCGCCCGGGCGCCACACCCCTTGCTCGTGCCGCCAGGTGCCCACCGTGTAGGTCACCCCGCGCCCCTTGGCCCAGCGCATACGCGCCTCGAGCTCGGCGCGCTCGCGGCAGTCGGCCGGGTTGGCCGGCGTGTCGCTGACGATCAGCGTGGTGCGCGGCGAGCGAATCCGCGGATCGGTCGCCCGGGCGCTGGGGCCGGCGGCGTCCTCGCCGTTCCACTCGTCGGTGCCCGGCGTCTGCCCCTCGACGATGTAGGTATTGAAGCGGTCGCGGTCGCTGAACGACCCCGAGCCCTTGCGAATGTTGCCGCCCAGCTCCAGCGGCGTGCGGATCTCGCGCTGCACCGCATGCACGATCACCAACCGCCCCTCGGCGTCGCTGACGATCCGCGCCCCGCGGATCTGCGCCGCCCGCTCCAACGCCTCGGCGATGGTCTGGCCGTCCTCCAGGGCGAACTCGCGGAAGGGCCGCGACGCCCCCACGACGTCCACCACCTCGATGCCATACGGCGCCGCCAGGGTGCGGGCGATCTGCACCAGGGTCTGGCCGTCGAAGCGCTGGTCGCGGCCGCTGCAGTCGATCAGGTCGGCCGCCTTGCTCCGCCCGCTGGCGGTGATGGTGTGGCTGGTGGCGTCGTAGTCCGGCAGCACCTCGTCCAGGTAGCCGGTCACCACCGTCTCGCCGCCCACGCTCACCGTGCACGCCTCGCCAGGCGTCACCGGGCGCACCTGGCCGCTATCGGCCCAGCGCTCGGTCAGGGTCAGGTCGAAGCTGTCGGCGATCTGGTCCAGCGACAGGCGGATGCGCACCTCCTGCCAGCCCTGGTGGCGGCGGCTGCCGAGCTGCAGCACTACCGGGCTGCGTCCAGTTGGGTCGCGCTCACTCACTCAGCACCTCCAGCGTCATGCCCCCGCGCAGCGCGCCGGGATGGCGTGCCCGGTTGCGCGCCGCCACCTCGTCGGCGCGGGTGGCGTCGCCGTACAGGCGGTGCGCCACCACCAGCGCCGGCATCGTCGCCTGCGGGGTGTAGGTGGTCAGCCCGGGCAGGGCCACCGCCCGGGCGCGAAGATCCTCGGAGACCTTGGCGCGCAGCGTCACCAGGGTGGCGTACACCGCATCGGTGATCGGCGCCTGGGTGGCCATCTGCGCGTCGATCAGCGCCAGAGCATCCTCCCCGGCGGCCAGCGCCTCCTCGCGGCTGGTCCAGGCGGTCTCGCCCACCAGCCGGCTGGCGGCCAGCGTCGCCGCCCGGCCGTTCAGCTGGCGGGCGGCCATGGTGTTCTGGGCCCGCTGGCGGCGGGCCGGGGTATCAGCCACCGGCGGCGTCACGCTGTCGCTGCCGGTGCCGGTCTCGCGCAGCAGGCGCGCCGCCCGGGTCGGCGTGCCCGGCGTCAGCAGCACCCGGCCGGCGCCGGCATCGCCCGCGCCCACGCCCGCCCCGCCGTACAGGTCGAGCGCCTGGGCCGGCTTCAGCACCGCCTGGCGCAGCCGGTCGTAGCCGCCCAGCACGGTGGCGGCGATGGCGGCCGGGGCGCGCAGCTGGTCGGCCACCTGCTCGGCCACGCCACCCACCACGTCCTCGAGGCCGCGCACCACCTGGTCCAGGTCGCGCTGCACCGCCACCAGCGACCAGCCCAGCAGCCCCTCGACGCTCCAGCGCTCGGCGAAGTCGTCGGCAAGGGCCGTCTCGAAGGCGTCCGAGGCCTGGCGCACCTCGCGCTGGGTGTCGATCGAGGTGGCCGGGTAGGCCTCCTGGCCGGCCTCGGAGAACGTCACCTGGAAGGTACACACGCCGCCTTCGCGGGTGCTCTCCCGCCAGCTCACGTCGCTGGCCACCGCCGTCACGCTACCCAGGTAGGGGTGCACCAGGGTGGCCGCCCCCGGCGCGTCCAGCGCCTCGATCAGGGCGTCGCGCTGGCGGTCGTAGTCGTCGCCGGCCACGAACATCTGCAGGCGCCACTCGCGGGCCTTGCGGCCCATGTCCTCGGCGTGGGGGCGGTCGCGGCGCGGGTACTCGTGGATCAGCCAGCGCCGCCCGCCGGTGGTGTCCGAACGCTCCACGTGGAAGCGCACGCCGCGAAATTCCCCCGCCAGCTCGGGGTCGATACGGTCACGCCAGCTCATGTGCTACGCTCCCTTGGCAACGCATGGAAATGAAGGAAGGGACTGACCCATGAAGACGACAGAAAAGGTTTCCCTCATCGCTGCCGCCTCCGGCGTCGCCGCCGGCATTGGCACCTGGTGGCTGCTTCCCGAGGCCCACTGGGGCGTCTACGTTCTGGCGGGCCTGCTGGTGATGGGAGGCGCGTACACCGGCATCATCCAGCAGATCGCCACCGACCGAATCGCCGACCGCGACGTGAGCAACCGATAGCCTCACGGCATCACCCCCAGGGCCCCGGAGGTCACGTCGAAGTCCAGCGCGCCATCCCGGCGCGCTTCGGCTACCCGGGGCCGGCCCTCCGAATCCACCACGATGCGCAGCTCGCCGCCCACCTCGGTGCGCCCCGGGCCCGGCATCGCCCCCGAGCGCCCCTCGGCCACCGGCGCCCCGCCGGCCTGCGGCGCGCCCATCTCGCCTAGCCCCAGGCGCTCCTGAGCCCAGTCCGGCAACCAGCCGGTCAGCTCCTCGATCTTCTGCGACAGCCAGCCGGTCAGCGCCGTCCAGCGTTCGGTGATGCCGTCCCACAGCCCGCCGATCCACTCGCGCCCCACCTCGGTCAGCGGCCGCGCGCCGAACAGCTCGAACACCGCGTCGATGCCCTGCAGCAGCAGCCCGGCCGGGCTGAAGGCCAGCAGGTCCTGGACGATGCCGCCGATGCCCTGGTCGAACCACTCCGTCACGCCCTCCCACAGCTCGCCGAACCAGGCCGAAATGCCATCCCAGTTGCGATAAATCAGGTAGGCAGCCCCTGCCACGGCGGCAATGCCGGTGATGATCCAGCCGATCGGCGTGGTCAGCATGGCCACCGACATGGCGCGGATGCCGGCGATCACGGCAGGGACCGCCCTGGCCGCTAGCCCAAGCATGGCTCGCGTCGCAGCGACCAGGCCTCCAGCCAGCGCTGGAAGAATCCTCACCAGGCTGACGGCAATTGCCGCGCCCATGTTGTAGATCGCGATGATCGTTCTGCCGATGGCCACCAGCAGACGGGCACTCATGATGGCCGCCAGAATGGCGATCAGATTGCCGAACCCCCCGACGCGATCCGCCGCCCAGGACACTGCGGCACCGACCATCTGCACCCCGCGCCACACGTCGCGAACGCCCTCGACGATGTCGGTGGCCACCGCCTCGCGGTTGGCCTGGCCCAGCAGCCCCATGCGCTCGATCCAGTCATTGATCGCCGGCAGCAGCTCGCCCACCACGGTGCGCTGGATGCCGAACAGCGTCTGGCGCAGGGCGCCCATCTGGCGGGTGTAGCTGCGCGACTCCTCGACGTCCTCGGGGCTGAAGATCTCGCCGCGCTCGTGGGCGGCGCGCATGATGGCCTCGACCTCCTCGCGGGTGGCGCCTAGCATGGCCACCATCTGCTCGGCCCCCTGGCCGCCGAAGATCTCGTCCATCACCCGCTGGCGGGCGGCGTCGTTCTCCAGCTGCCCCAGGCGCGAGCGCACCAGGTCGAACATGGCGGCGGTGTCGCCGCCGGTCCTGCGCAGGTCGTCGACATTGATGCCCAGCCGTCCGAACGCTTCGGCGGCGGGGCCGCCGGCCGTCACCACGAACTCGTCGGCGCGCATCGACAGCTCCTTCAGGCCGTCGACCAGGGCGTCGTTGCCCACGCCGAACCGCCGACCCACCGCCATCCACTCCTGCAGCCAGGTGGTGCCCACGCTCAGGCGCTCGGCGCTCTCCTGCACCGAATTGCCCACGTCGGTCACCCCCGAGACCAGGCGCTCCACGCCCCACACGGCCCCGGCGGCCAGCCCGCCCATCACCGCCAGGCGCTGGCCCAGCCCGCGGGCACGCTCCAGGGTCTGGCCCATGGTCTCGCCCACGCGCCTCGCCGAGCCGGCCAGGCGGTCCAGCCCGGCGCGACGGCCCAGCCCCGACAGCGACTGCTGGATGCGGCGGACCGGGCGCGTCACCCGGTCCACCAGCTGCATCACGATGCTGGTCGTCATGTTAGCCATCGCGCTTCATCTCCTCGGCGAGGATCTCGGCCTGGCCGTACCACCAGACCAGGTCGTCGACGTCCATCTCCAGCAGCTCCACCGGGTTGAAGCCGGTGAAGGCCACCGCCACGGTGCGGGTCAGCGCCGCCCAGTCCCGCGGCGCTTGGGCAAAAAAGGCTCGATGGCCACCAGGCACAGGTCCATGTCGCGAGCGCCCAGCTCGTCCATGGCATGCGCCGGCACCCCGGCCACGGCGGCCACCAGGGCCAGGCCCTTGCCGATCTCGCCGCTGGCCTGGTCCATCTTCTTCAGGTGCTTGCCCTTGACCCGCTTGGGCAGGGTCAGCGTCTCCAGGGTGCGCGGGCCGTCATCCAGCTTGCTGTGCGTGTAGGCCAGCGGCTCCTCGAGGGTGACGACCAGGGTGTCGCCCTGGTCGTCGATGCGGGCGCGCTCGTCGTCGGTCAGCTCGATGCCGTCGATCTGGTCGTGAAGGGTGTCGTCCATCGCTTAGATCCTCTTGCAGGTGCGGGCGGCCATGTTCAGGCGGAAGGTGCCCTCGCCGCTGTTCAGCTCGGTGGTCTCGGTGACGAAGGCGCCGGTCAGCATGTAGTCCTGGCCGTTGTCGCACTCGAACAGCACCGTGGCGCCGCGGATCTTGCCGACCTCGATCAGGTCCAGCTCCTCGGTGTGCAGCACGGTCAGCTGCAGGGTCGGGGCCACCGGCTCCTCGTTGTAGTAGACGCGATGCCCGGCCATCTTGGTGTTGCGGTTCACGCCGCCGGGGTTGAGCGTGGCGCCGCGCTCGCTGGGAAACTCCTGGCCGTCCACGCGCACGGTGGCGACTCCGGTTACTCGTCCGCTCATGGGGGCTTGCCCTCCTGTTAACGGGTGGTTGAGCGGCGCTTATCCGCGCCGCATCGGGTTACCGGCGGAACTGGGTCTGCTGGGCATGCACGCGGTACTGGCCGATCAGCATCGGCTGGTCGATCACGTTCAGGCGCGCCGGGTCGTTGGGGTCGATGTTCGCCTGCAGGCTCTCGGCATAGCCGGCGTAGTCGCGCACCCAGCCATAGGCGCCCATCAGCGTCAGCTCGTAGAGGTTGAGCAGCTCGGTCTTCGCCACCTTCGGCGTCATGATCGGCTGGCTCGGGTCGTAGAAGGCCCGGTCCTCGTCGGCCGCCAGCTTGTGGCGCGGGTACTTCTGGGCGAACAGCGAGATCTGCTCGAAGCGGATCCGCTCGAGGGTCTCGGGCACGTTGATGTCGAGATACGAGTCGTCGGCGATGCCGGCGTCGTTCTCCTGGTAGGTGGTGATCTGGCGCTCGATCTGCACGCTGCCGTCGCTCGCCACGGTATAAGTGGCAATGCCGTCATACAGCAGCAGGTTGCGCTCGGGATCGCTCCAGCGGTCGTCCTCGGCGGGCGGAATCAGCCCGGGCAGGGTCAGGCGCTGCAGCGGGCGAGCCGGGTCGATGGCCAGCGCCCCGGCCGCGACGATGGCGTCGGTGGCCGCCCAGATCCAGGTGGCGCTGGGCGCCAGGCCGGTGCCCATCACGCTCAGGTGCGGGGAGTTGCGCCCGCTGCCCAGGGTGCCGGTCTCGCTGTGGGTGCCGCGGAAGGCGGCGAAGGCGCGCCCGCCGATCTGGCGCATCGGCCCGTAGCGGTCGGCCAGCTCGCCCTCGATGGCCTCCAGGCTGGTGGTGTCGGTATAGGGCAGCGCGATCCAGTTCCACCACTCGCCGCCCATGGCCGCGATCACCGGGTCCAGCGAGGGGTTCACGGCGCCGCCAGTGGGCTGGGTGTAGGTCAGGGCCAGCGCCCGTGGCCGGGTCTCGCCCTTCACGCTGTCGCGCAGGTCGATGTCGTTGCCGGTCTCGCCGCCCCAGCGGCAGGTCAGGTCGACCTGGCTCGGCGTGGTGCCGTTCACCGCCGCGGTCACCGGCATGCGGTCGTCGGCGTTCACGGCATCGACGATCGCCTGGGCCACCACCTGCGGGTCGTCGCCGCCGGCCATCTCCACCCACACGCGCCGACCGGCCACGTACAGGGCCAGCGGCCGGGTCTCGGCGGGACCGTCGGTCACCTCGATGGTGCCCTTGGCCTTGGTCGCGGTACCGTCGTCATCCAGGGCGATGGCCCAGGTCTCGGTATAGAGGTCGACGTCCTTGATGGCGCGCATCATCTCGGCCAGCATCGAGCCACGGCCGAACAGCTCGTCGGCCTGCTCCTTGCCGGTCACGCGCACCAGGCTGCCGGCGCCCTGGCTGCCGGCGGCCAGCTTCTGGCCGACCACCAGCAGCTTGCCCATGAACACGCTGTTGCCGGCCAGGCGGTTGTCGAACTCGATGTACCACCCCGGCAGCCGCAGGGCGGCGGGGATCTGGTTGAATACGGTGGAACTGATCGCCATCAGTCAGTCTCCTGTTGGTCACGGGCCGGCGCCTTCGCCGGGGCCTTGGGTTGCTTGGGCGGCTGGGCCTCCACCACCGAGCCCTCGGCGTGGCGGCGCACCCAGTAGCCGGTCCACGCCACCCAGGCGCCCTCGGCGGGCAGCGGGCGGCCGTTGTGCGGTTGCCGCACCACCAGGCCCTTGCGGGCCGGTTTCATGAAGCGCTGTTTCACGGTGACTCCTCCGTGGGCAGTTCCAGGTGACTCTCGGTGTCGGGGCCATCCCCGACGTGATGCGTGCCGTGGTAGGTGGCGAAGTCGGCCAGCTCGGCGGCATCGCGCGGGGCCGGCAGCCCCATCTCCAGGTCGAAGCTCATCTCGTACACCGCCACCCCCTTGCGCTGGGCGCTGGCCGGGGTCAGCACCCGCAGCCCCTGAAACATCAGCGTGCCCAGCTTCGCCGCCGGCTTGCCGCCCAGGGTGGGGATGACCCGCTCGACGATCTCGTAGGCACCGATCTGGCGGCTGCTGCCGCGCTGCCGGGCCCGGCCGCCACTGGCCTGGGCGGTCACGGCGTAGACCATGAAGCGCCCGTTGAGCCGGCCACCCTGAGCGCCCTTGCCGGGGCCGCCACCGTCGAAGTAGACCCACACCCCCGGCATGCTGCGAAAGGCCAGGGCCAGGGCGTCCTGGTCCCAGGGCCCGGGCAGGGTCTCGACGGTGCGCACCGTCTGCCCCAGCACCCCCTGGATGGCGGCGACGATGGCGTCCTCGGCCTCGGCGATCATCAGTAGCCCCTCAGCGCGTCGTCATCGAACACCCGGCGCCCACCCCCGGTGGTGGCCGGGGCGGCGTTGGCCGGCGGCGGCGAGGCCAGGGGCAGGTTGATCTCGCCCCGGGCCACGGCCTTCAGCCGGGCGATGGCGTCCTCGTAGCGCTGCCGCCCCTGTTCGGTGGCCACCGGCTGCTGCAGCCGATAGCGGGCGATGTCGGTGCACAGCAGCGACAGCAGCCGCGGCGTGTCGGTCACCGGCAGCCGGTAGCGCGCCGCCAGGAAGCCGTCGATCTCGACGCTGGCGTCCTCCAGGGCGCGCTCGGCCACCGCGGTGTCGATCGCCCCGGCGTGCTCGAGGTCGGTCAGCTCGACGATCTCGTCCTCGCCGAAGCGCTCGACCAGGTCGGCCACACTGGCGTACATGGCGCGTTACTCCTTCGCCTTGGCGGTTTTCGCGGCCGGCTTGGCCGGCTGCGGCTTGGCGTCCTGCTCGGCCTGGGCCTTGGCGTCCGCCTCGCCGGCGTCGCCCGGCGCGCCGATCACGCCCTTGCGGGTCAGGTGCTCGATCTCGGCGGCGTCCTTCTTGGGGTCCAGCTCCACCTCGCCCTGGGGCGGGCGGTGCGTCTTGCCGTTGCGGCGCAGGGGTTCACGTACCGGATACTTCATGGCTCACCTCGTGGCGTGCCGGCCCGCCCACGGGCGGGCCGGGTGCGTGGGCTTACGACTGGGCGGCGACGTCCTGGATCAGGAAGCCGGACTCGATCCCCGAGAGCACCGGGGCGCGCTCGTAGGTCACCGGGTAAATCCAGCTCTTGGCGTTGCGCTCGTTGTAGGGCTCCTCGACGATCGGGTGCCCCTCGAGGGTGTAGGTGTAGCCGAAGGAGGGTTCGGCCCGGGAGCTGACCTGCTCGGGCACGTAGGCCAGCACCGCGGCATTGCCCCAGGCGTCCACCATGGTGTCGCTGCCCTCGTTCATGTACACCGCCTCGCCGATCACGATGCGACGCAGGTTGAACAGGCGGGCCAGCATCTCGGCGGTGATCGAGTCGGAGCTGGTGCACTTGAAGCGCTCCAGGATCTTGGGGTGCTCGCACAGGGCGTTGAAGCCGGCCGCCGGGATCTCCAGCGTGTTGGGCCGCACGCCGATGATCGAGCGCACCGCCTCGCGGTACTCGCGAATCTGCTTCGCCGGGTCGCTGGTGCCGTCGGTCCACTGGTCGGTGCCCGACAGGGTGATCTTGTTGTTCACGCCGTAGTTGGCCGGGTTGGTGGCCAGCTCGGCCTGCTCGATCTCCAGCGAGAGCGACATGATGTTCATGGTCTCGTTGGTGGCCTGGGTACCCAGGTCGATGCCGGGCACTTGGTTGGCGTCCTGCATGTGCTCCCAGGGCACCTGGCCTTCCAGGGCGTCCTGCACCAGCGAGAACGGCTTGCCTTCATAGCCGAACTGCACCCGCTTGGTGTTGGCACCCGGGGCGCGGCGCGTCTTGTAGCGCTTGAACGAGTCGCGCCCGAACTCGATGACCTGCCCGCCGCGCTGCTTCACGGGCACGCGGGGGAACAGGGCGAAGCCGACGCGCTCGGGGTGGCGATACCCCTGGGCCACGTTGGACAGGATCGGGTCGATCACCCGGACTTGCTGGTTGTTCATGACCATCGGTTAACGTCTCCTTGAAAGCGGGTTACCGGCCGTTTAGCGGACCAGCAGCACCTCGATGAACTCACCGGCGCCGGCCGCCGAGTCGAGCGCGCGGGCCAGCACGATCTCGCCGCCCACGCCGGGGTTGGTGATGGCCATGCCGCTGGCATCGCTGACCACCTCATCGCCCACGGCGACGGCTCCGGCGGTCTCCACCACGCTGGTGCCCATGACATCGAGGGCCAGGTCCTGGCCGTCCACGGCGTCATGGCCGGCCACGCCCATGGCGTCGCCACCGGAGGCGGCGACCTGGGCGCCATCGAAGCCCACGAAACGGTGCCCGGCGACCGCCCCCGAGGCGGTCACGGTGAGGGCGAGTACGACGATCTTCTGGCTCATGCCTGGTTACCTCCCCGCTGCACGGCGCTGACGGCCGTGATGTAGTCGCAGTCGTGCTTCTCCTGGTAGGCCACCGCACGGGCGTGCAGACGGGCCTTGTCCGGGTCCACGTTGTAGCCGTCCGGGGCCTGGTAGCCGGCGCCCTCGGCGTCGTCGCCGCCGGCCGCGGCGCGCTCGCTGTAGTCCACCGCCACGGGCAGCTCCTTGAGGAAGCCTTCCAGCCAGGCGCGATCGGTGGTCTTCACCTTGTCGCTGCCCTCGCCGAACTCCAGGGCCTCCTCGGCGTCCTGGTTGGCCATGAAGGCCACCAGGCCGTCGCGGTGCTTGGGCAGCACGCGGCCTTGCGTCACCAGGTCGTCGACCAGGTGGGCGCTGGCCTCGGCCTGTGCCTTGCGTTCGCGCTCGGCGAAGGCGGCCTCCTGTTCCTTGAGCCGGTTCTCGCGCTCGGCCGCCTCGCGCTCGCGGCGCTCCAGTTCTTGCTTGTCCACGTCGGTCACCTCCAGGGTGGGCTTGGGGTGTGGCGGTTGATGGGAGGGGCGCTCGCCGTAGCTCGGCGCGTCGCGCTCCTCCAGGTGCTCGATCTCCCAGTCGGGCAGCACCTTGTCGGCGGCCTCCAGGCCGTCGTCGGCGATCAGCTTGTCGCGCAGGCCGCGGAACAGCCGCTGCAGGATGCCGCCGCGGATCTCGCCGAACTCCAGCTCCACCACGCCGGTGTCGCCGTCGGCGAACTCGATCTGCTTCAGGCCCTTGATGGCCGGGGGCTGGGCGCCCAGGAAGCCCACGTGGCGCAGGTAGTACACGCCGGGCTTGGGATTGGCGGGAGAGTCGGGGCGGTAGAAGCTCGCCGACACCTTCTTGAAGCGGCCGGACTCGACCAGCTCGGCGAACTGCGGCTCGACCTGGTCGGGCTCGGCGGTCAGGGTGTCGGCGAATGCCAGGGACTTCACCCAGCCATAGGCGGGGTGATCGTGGCGCGGGTGCCCCACCACGATGGGCGCTTCATGCAGCGCCGGATCGTAGGCGGCGGCACTCTCGCGCAGCTGCTGCTCGGTGAACCCGATGGTCTCGCCGGACATATCGGTGTGCGTGCCCGGCCGGAAAATCTCGATGCGCTGCATGGCGGCCTCCCGTGTTCGTGGGGGCCAGTATCGAGGGCGCCGCGGCGGGCGGTAAGGCGAAGGGCTTCAGCGGAAAGCGGAGGGGTGCGACGGGTCGAGCGAGGCGGGAAAACGGCGGCCGCGAGGGCGAAACCCATATAACCAGCGACCGCCGCCACGGGCAAGCTGTTTAAACCCTGTTTAAATCGCCGCAGGCGCGTGTAAAAAATTCGAGTCGTAACACGGGGGCGGGAAAGACGAACGGCGCTTGTGCGGCCTCACAGGCCGCTCTAGGTGGTGCCGGGCTGACCGCCGAGGGCGTAGCGCCCGAGGATCTCGTCGATCACCTGGCGGTCCTCGTCGGACAGCCCCAGGTAGGGGCGCGCCGGGATGGTCACCTTCTTGACCAGGGCGAAGGCACCGCCGGGCCGACCGATGGCCAGCGAGCCGCCCTTGGCCCGGATGGTGCCACCCAACTGGTGGATGGCGCCATAGATCTTGTTGGTACCCTGCTCGAGGGTGTCGCGGCCCGCCCGGTAGTGGATCGAGCCGCGCAGGCCGGCGCCGCCGCTCTCGGTCAGGATCTGGTCGTTGCGCTTGTTGGCCTTGGTGAAGTCCGACAGCGGCTCCCAGGGGTGGCCCTCGGGATCGGTCTCGGTGCGAAAGCGCTCCTCCACCGCGCCCTGCAGGTGCTCGCCGATCTCCAGCAGCGCCGGGCGCAGGTTCTCGACGTTGCGCCGCATGCGGCCGAGCATCTCGGCCACCTGCTCGTTGTTGATGTCTACGTTCAGGGCAATGCCGGCCATGTCACTCCTCCAGCGGATCGGGGTCGTCGCCCAGGGCGGCGCGAATCTCGGCCATCATCGCGGTGGCCAGCACGTCGGGCAGCTGGCTGCGCTTGCGCTCCACGGCCTCGCGGGTGCGCGCGGCCACACTCTTGCCGGGTGGGTAGTTGAAGCCGGGGTCCACGCCTTCGGGCACGTCCTCCTGGCGCGCCCCGGTGGTGTCCTGCCAGGGCTCGCGCTTCACCGTGGGCGCGGTGTCCGGGCCCTCCTTGCCCATGCGCTCCAGGTCGGCCGGCCCCTTGGCCACCACCTTGCAGCTGCAGCCCCAGCCGTTGGGCGGGTAGTGCTCCCGCCACCAGGGATCGTCGGCATGCAGCACCATCTTGTCCCACGCCAGGTGCTCCTCGCGCGGGTCGGCGCTGCCGCCGTGCAGGTACTGCCAGTAGGGGCGCACCCTGAGCAGGTCGGGATCGGTCAGCTGGGCGTGACGCCCGGCGGCGTAGGCGGTGCGCAGGTTGGTTTCGTAGATCACCCGGGTGCGCCAGCCGCGCCCGCCGCGGTACTCCCAGCCGGTGCGCGCCACCGTCTCGTCGAAGCGCTCGCGGAACGCCTCCAGGGTGGTGCCCTGGCTGATCGCCTCGTCCACCGCCCCGCGCAGGTCGTTGAGCAGGTCGGCCTTGGCGGCACCCGCCACCATGAAGGCGCTGTCGTGGGCCTCCTTCCACACGTCGGTCCAGCGCGTGCCGGGCATGTTGACCTTGTTGCGGAAGAAGGCGATGGCCTCCTCGAACGGCAGATCCTGGTACTCGACGGCCATCACTCGCCCTCGCTGACGTCGGCCCGGCCGGACAGCTCGGCGGTGGCGATAGCCTTCTGCATCACCTTGGCGAGCTGCTCACTGGGCATCTCGGCGTACAGCGCCTCGAGGCCGTCACGGATCTCGGCCAGGCTCGAGGCATTGGCCACCAGGCGACGCACCGGCTCCATCATCTCGCCCCAAGCGGGCTCGGCCTCGCGCTCCAGACGGTCGGCCATCATGTCGCCGCGCCGCTTGGCGCTGTCGTCGCCCTCGGCGAAGCCCACCGGCGCCGCCGATTGGGGCGGGCGGCTGTCGACCTCCCAGCCGTCGCCGTAGCGCTCCTGGATGTAGCGCAGGCTGGGGCGATAGCCCAGCCGCGACACGCGCTCGTCGCGCTCGGCCAGCTTGTTGAGGTCCTCGGGCTGCCCCATGCGCCGCCACACGCGCGGCGTCTTGGCACTGGGGAAGTTCCACTCGGTCAGCCACCTGGCCACCGACTGGTTGAAGCTCTCGCAGACCACGTCGGCGTCGGCCTTGGTGATGTCGTCGCGCACCTCGCCGGCCATGTCCTCACCACCCAGGCGCCCCGGGGTGCTCTCGCTGGAGCCGGTGTGGCCCAGGATCACCTTGGCAATAGCGCGGTCCATGCGGTCGTACAGCGAGGTGTAGTCGGCGGTACCGCTGCGCGCGGCCTCGATCAGCTCGATCTGCATGCCGTCTGGCACGATCACCCCCGAGTCGGAATGCACCGCCTGCAGCGCCTGCAGCAGCTTCTGCTTCTGCGCCTCGGTGCTCGAGCCGGGATAGGTGCCCTTGGCGGTGGGCTGGCCGAACTTGTCCAGGAACACCAGCCACAGCCGCAGGCCGTTGCGCTTGAAGAACACCGGCCAGTACAGCCAGTGCCCCAGGCCCTGGCCATAGGGCTCGTCGTCGTGGTCGGCGCCGGTCGAGAAGTGCCAGAACTTGCGCTCCGGCAGCAGCTCGCCCTCGGGCGTGCTGGCGGTCAGCAGGCGCAGGCGCCCGGCGCCGTCGAAGCGGAAGCGGCGCCGGTTGCGCACCTTGAGCGCGTCCAGGGTGACGTAGCGCCCCTCGTGGCCCCACAGGCACTCGGCCACGGCGTAGCCGTAGAAGATGCCGTGCAGCATGTTGGTAGTCGCCCGGTCGAAGCGGATCGACTGCAGCTGCTCGCGCAGGAAGGCCGCGGCGGCCTTGTCCTGGCGGCGGTTGCCGCCGGCCTCCACCTCCCACTCGGCGGACGCCACCGCCAGCTGCCGCTGCTGCCAGGTGGCCTTCACCTGGTCGTCGCGCAGCAGCTCCTCGTAGAGCCGCAGGTCGCCACCGCCCCGGGTGGCCAGCACGCTGTCGGTGGGCTGCAGCAGCTGCAGCGGCGTGACGTACCCGCGCGTGATGTCGCGCCCATCCAGCGTGGACGCGACCTCCTGCATCTCTGGCTTCGGCGCTTCGCTCGCCATCTAGAATCCCCCTGTGTCCATGCCGCCCCCGACGACACCCCAGCCCACGTCCCCCTGGACGCGGCCGGCCTCGTAGCCGCTGCGCTGGATGCCGGTGGAGCGAAAGTCGATTTCCACGCCGTCCTGGCGGGTCGCGTAGTAGGCCAGCGCCAGGGCGATCGCGGCGTCGCCGTGGCGCTGCTGCTGGCCGGTGCTCTTGGGCAGGCGCGCCACGCCGTCCACCAGCTTGATGGCGCGCAGGTCGTCGAGCAGGTGCGAGTCCTTGGGGATCGCCAGCTCGCCGTCCTCGAACGCCGCCTTCAGCGGCGGCATGTGCTCGCGGTACCAGGCCTCGGTGAACTGCACCTCGTGGATCCGCGCGCCGTACTGCTGGGTGGCCACCTCGGCCAGATAGGCGCCGTTGCCCCGGGCGTCCAGGGCGCCGACGTGGAAGCGGGCCAGCCGGTCGCAAAGGTAGAACAGCACCTGGCGCTGCTGCTCGAAGGGCATGTTGCCCAGCTCGACGATGAACGGCACCCGCCGCCCCAAGTCGGCACCGGTGACCATCGGCACGACCACCGTCAGGTCCGAGACTCGGCCGAAGTCCTCGCCCACTGAGACCAGCAGCTCCGGCGGCAGCGAGGTCAGCAGCGGCCCCAGCTCGCGGTCGCACCAGTCGCGGATCTCGGCCTCGCGCAGGTGCACCGGCCAGTGCTTGAAGTCGTCGTCCATGCGCAGCCGCAGCACCGGCGGGCCGTCGACCATGCGCGCCTCGATCAGCGCGCGGGACAGCCAGGCGCCCGAGCCCTGGGACGGGATCACGTCCAGCTCCTCGTTGGCCGCGTCGCCGTAGAAGGCATAGACGCCCTGCATCCACTCGCGCTCGCCCTCGGCGCTCCACTCCTTGCCCAGGCGCAGGCACACCCGGCGATAGAGCCCCTGGTCGACCGCCTCCTGGAAGGTGATGCGCTGCACCGAGCCCGCGCGCTTGCCGGCGCGAATGTCGTTGATCAGCTCGTTGAAGGGGTTGCGCTCGCCGTTGTGGGTGCTGATCACGCGCACCTTGCCGCCCCAGATCAGCAGCGCCAGGGCCGCCTTGAGCAGTTCGCCGAGCTTGTCGTGGAAGGCCGCCTCGTCGATCACCACCACGCCTTGCTTGCCGCGCAGGTTGGCGGGGCGCGACGACAGCGCCACGATGCGGTGGCCGCTGCCGGGGAACTTGATGGTGAACGTCTTGATGTTCTTGTCGTCGCCGTCGTCTTCCCAGATCCCTTCCTCGACGGCGCTGGCCGCGTGGTTGAAGGCTCGCGCCCACATGCCGCAGGCCTCCACGTATTCGATGGCCATGTCCTGGTTATAGCCGATGTAATAGACGTTCTGACCGCCGGCCCCGGTGGCGGCGGCGGCGATCAGCACGTCGTCGGCGGCCTCGGCCCAGGTCAGGCCGGTACGCCGCGACTTCTCGCTGACCTTCAGCTGGCTGTCGTCGGCGATCCACGCCTGCTGGTAGTCCAGCAGCACCGGCGGCGGGGCGTCGGCGGCGTGGGTGGCCGGCAGCTTCGCGGGCACCTCGGTCATTTGGCGACCCCCCAGCAGCTCGCGGCGCAGGTTGTCCACCATGTCCTTGGAGAGCCCGCCGCGCTTGGCCACCTCGGCAGCCTTGTCGGCGGCTTGCCTGGCCACCTCGCTACGGATGCGCAGCTCGCGCTCCACGCTCACCTTGTCGGCGTTGGCCAGATCCTTGATCGCCCCGGCCAGGAACATGATGTCCTTGGTGCTGATCTCGGCGTCGTCGTCGCCGGCATTGGCCAGCTGCTGGAAGGCCACGGTGCGCAGCATCTCCGACAGCAGGCGACCGACGTCGCCGTCCGGGTCTTCCTCCAGCTTGCCCACCCAGACCTTGGCCAGCTCCTGGGCCTCGCGGTAGCGCTGCATCTGCTGACGGGCCGACTTGACGTAACGCCCCACGGCGCTGCGGCTGGGCGCGTCGTCGCCCATCATGTTGTCGAGCTGCTCGACGATCTGGTCGATGGTCGCTCGCCCGTCGCGGATGGCGCGATCGACGCTCTCGCGGATCCGCGGGTCGAGCTTGGCGACGCTGCTGCGGCGGGCCATGGCTTATTCCCCCGGCATCGGACGCTTGACGCCGCGCACGCGGGCGCGGCCGGCGGCGGCATCGCCGCCCCGGGCGGTCAGGGTAGCCACGGTCACGCTGCCCATCTCCTCGAGGCGCACCAGGTCCTGCTCGGCCAGCCAGTCCAGGTCGGTGGCCAGGCGGTCCTGGCTCACGGCGTGGCCCATGCCCTCCAGGGCGTTGCCCAGCAGGATGGCATTGGCGCTGTAGCCGGCGGATTGCTCCAGCAGGCGCAGCATCTGCAGGCGCCGGTCCTCGGTCAGGATGCGCTCATAGCTCATTTGCGTTGCTCCAGCAGGTGTTGATGTACCAGGCTCAATTGCTTGCCCAGGGCTTCGTTGGTCGAGGCGGCGTGCGCCAGCCCCTGGTTGGTCTCGTCGAGCTTGCGCCACAGGTCGCGCAGCTCCTTGGTGCCGGGGCGGTGACGCAGGTCGTGGTCAACGCCGTCCACGCGCCGCTCCAGCTCGTCGACACGCTCGTTGATCTCCCCGATGGCCTGGCCCGTGGCGCGCGTGCGATTCACCCACCAGGCGTAAACGGACACGCCGACCAACCCGGCCACCTGCACCAGGTCGAAGAAAAAGCGCGCCATCGTCCAGTCGATTGATTCCCCCATCATCCCCTCGCGTAGCGTGATTGGCGTTTGTCGTGATCTTCCTGGCAGGGCACGCAGCGCCGCGCGGTCGGCCAGGCGGCGAGCCGCGCCGCCGGGATCGGCTCCCCGCACGCCTCGCAGCACCCGTCGGGCGATGGCTCGGCGCGGGCCATGCGCTCCCGGTGGGCATCCAGGGCGGTCTCGCGCTCGCGCTCACTCAGCGCGGCCGCCGTCTCGTACTGCTGCTCGGTCCACACAATCCCGGCTCCATTGGCGCACGCGCGCCAGTTTCTTCCATCCCCGACTGCCCCACTGGTGGACCTCGGCCATGTAGCGCGCCACGTCGCGCTGGGTGTATTCCCCCGCCGGCTTGTCCGGCGAGGCCTCGTCTTCGGTCATGCCCGGCCCCGGGGCGCACACCACCGCCCGCGGCGGCGGCTCCGGGGGTGGCGCGGGCGCACTGGCGCAGCCGGCCAGGATCAGCACCACCAGCAGCAGGCAGAACAGGGCGATCCCGCGCCACAGGGTCTGGAACATCCAGTCATCCCGGAAGCCCTGCACCAGGGCATAGCCCCCGACGGCGATCAGCAGCATGGCGGCCACGATGGTCACGGCAGGGCCTCCAGAGTGTCGCGCAGCACCGGCGCCACCGGGCCGTCGTCCTCGGCCGGGGCCCGGGCGATGCGCTGCCGCAGAACGCGGTAGCGCTCGTCGATCTCGGCCAGGCTGTCCTGCAGCTCGCGCACGGCGCGCTCGGCATGGGCCTGCTCGGCGATCGCCGTCACCAGGTCGTCGCGGTAGCGGTTGGCGCGCGCCCGCCAGGCGTCGCGCCCGCGGTGCAGCGAGTCGGCCTCGAACTGCGCCTCGGTCACGGCCAGCTCCAGCCGGGCGGTCTCGGTCTGGTGCCACAGCCAGCCGCCGGCCACGGCGGCGACCAGGGCGCCGATCAGCCACACGCGGCCGGGCAGCAGGCGCAGCAGCTTCAGGAACATGGCTCGCCCCCTTGCCAGCCGGCACGGTCGTAGCGCGGCACCAGCTCGCGCAGGATGCGCCGCACGTAGTGGCGGTTCTCGCGCTCGGCCCAGTCGGCGCGGCGAGTGTGGCGCTCCACGCTGCTCCACCACACGGCGGGATCATCGCCGGCCGCGCGAGCCAGGCGCTGGTCGCGATAGACCCAGCCCAGCCCGCCGTTGTAAGCGGAGAGCGCCATCGCCCAGTGGTTGCAGGTGTCGGCGGCGTCCAGGCGGCGCCAGTGCCAGCGGTTGTAGCGGGCCTGGGCGCGCATCGCCCAGGCGGGCGAATAGGGGGCGGCCTCGCCCAGGTCGGGGTAGATCTCGGCGATCCACTCGCTGGTCGAGGGCATGAACTGGGAGAGCCCCTGGGCGCCCACCGGGCTCTCGGCGCCGCTGCGCCAGGCGCTCTCCTGGTGGATCTGCGCGGCATGCACCGTTACCGGCGCCGGCAGCCCGAACTCCTGCTGCACGATGCGCGTCAGCTCGCGCTGGTAATGGGCGGCGTTGCCGGGGATGCCCTGGGCGCTGGCCACGCAGCTGACCAGCAGCCCGGCGGACAGCAGCCACAGCACCAGCAGGACCTTGCCGGTACGGGTCTTGAGCGAGGCCAGCAGCAGCCACAGTCCACCCGCGATCAGCAGACTGCCTATCCCCAGGGCCTCGAAACAGTCGCGGATGTCACGGCGTGCGCGGGGCGTCATGGCTGCGCCTCCTCGAGCACCACCCTGGCACGCGCCACGACGTCCTCGAGGCGCAGGTAAAGGGTCAGCAGCTTCACCCCAGGGGATGGTTGGCCTTGGAGCGCGTGGATCTGGGCGACCAGGCGGTCGCCCTCCTCGAGCAGCTCACGGGCGGTATCGGCGGCCACGTTACACCCCCAGGCCCAGCGCCAGGATGGCGGCGGCCATCACCGCCGCGCGGCGCAGGGTCGCCAGGCTGGCCTGGTGGCGCAGGTGACGGGCGCCGTTGCGCAAATCCTGGGCGGCCAGGCGATTGGCCTTGCGGAAGAAGTCGTGCGGGCGGGCGTAGTGGAAGATGGTGCGGTCGATCCAGTAGCCCAGGTAGGCACCGAAGGCCAGCTTGGACAGCGACCACACCAGCACGCCGAGCTGGTAGGGGGCGAGCCACGCCACCACGGCGGTGGCCAGCAGGGCCAGCAGCAGCCAGGGAAGCGCGCGCAGCTTGTCGATCAGGGTGGTGAACATCGGGCCATCTCCGTCTGAATGCAGGCATCGAGTCGTCGGGAACGTCGAGCCTTGACGGTAACGGCCGCGGGGATGGCGAGGCAGGCGAAGGGCTTCAGCGGATGCCGCGAGGTGCGGCGCTTGGCGGGAAGTGCAGGCAGGTTAGCGCGCCCGGCCAGCGCGGTCTAGCCGGGCTTACAGCAGGGAGATCTGGTCCCGGGCCTCGTCGTCGGCCCGGGACAGGATGGTGTAGACCTGGCGCTCGGTGAGCCGGTAGCGCAGGGCCAGCTCCGCGGGGCGGGCGCCCTGGTCGCGCTCCAGACGCATCTGGCGGTTGCGCACCCGGCGCAGGGCGTCGGCGCAGCGCGGCACCACCAGCTCCTCCATGGCCAGCGCCTCGGACAGGCGGACCGCCGCTTCGCGGCCCAGCCAGTCGATCAGCCGGTGCTCGTCGCCCAGGCGCTCGAGCACGTAGATGCGCACCCCGCCGGCATGCTCCACCAGCGCCAGGGTCGCCGCCAGGCCGATGGCCTCGGCCACGTCGGTCAGCGACTGCGGCAGCTCCTGGATCTCGCGAACGTCCAGCATCAGCGGTTCTCCTTACGGCGTGAGGAAATGCCCAGCTCGCGCACCATCTCGGCCATGCGCTGCTGGTTGCGGCGGCGCTGAGCCTCGCTCATCGGCGGCTTGGCCAGCCGCGGCTGCTGGGGCCGGGAGGGCAGCGCCTCGAGCAGCTGGCGCGGCACCGGCCAGCGATCGGCCTCGCGGGCCAGCCGGGCGAAGCCAGCGCGCAGGCGGCCGGCGTCCAGCTCGGGATCCCAGCCCACCGGCGCCTGCCACAGGGTGTCGATCCAGGTCTGCTGGGTGTAGGCGGCCTCGTCCTCCCAGGGGGCGCTGGGCAGGCGCAGCACCAGCAGCCGCGCCAGGCCGGTGGTGATCTCGTCGCGGAACCATTGGGCCGGTTGACTCATGACTGGCGCCCCTGGTCCAGCGCCTGCAGGGCGCGCATCACGCCCTTGGCCGGGCGCTGCGGGGGCTGGCCTTCGACGCCGGCCATCGCTTGGCTGGCCTCGGCGCGGGCACCCAGCGAGACCAGCACGCTCTTGAGGTAGTTGTGGTTCTTGAGCGGGCGAGTGTCCTGACCGGTCTCGCGCTTGGCGCGGATCGCCTCGACCGTTTCGGACATGGCCGCACCGACCAGGCTGGTGTCGCTGGCCAAGGCCAGCGCTTCCCGCGACAGGCGCAGCTGCCGCTCGTAGGCGGTCGCCCGCGTCTTGCCGCGGAACAGCCCCACATAGGCGACCAGTGGCCGGGAGACGTCGCGCGGCAGGTCGGCCAGCAGCGCCATCATCTCGCGCAGCGCCTCGTCCTCGGTGACGTGCTCCAAGTTGAACTGGCTGTGGCAGCAGGGGCAGCGAATATCCATCGATTCTCCAGCGTTTATGGGGTGATTGACAGCCACTTATCGGGCTCGGGCAGGGCGTCGAGCAGCCGCCCCAGCAGCTGGCGATCGCGCTCCCAGCCGGGCGGCAGGCGGTAGCGGCGAGCCAGGCTCTCGCGATTCTCGCCGACGTAGGCCAGGAAGCGGTCCACGGCGGCCAGCCGGCTACGCTTCTCCCGCTCGGCCTCCAGTGCGGCGATCACGCCCCGGAACTGCTTCTCGGTGCGCAGCCAGTCGATGCGCTCGATGCCGGTCTGGCGCTTGGCGATGGCCTCGGCATAGGCCCAGGACGCGCCCAGCTCCGACAGCAGGGCCTCGATCTTGCCCATCATCTCGTGCTTGTTGAGAGTGTTCGGCACCCGGCCGGCGCGCTTGGGCGCCTTGGGCTTCCAGCCCAGCCGCCTGAACTCCTCGAGCACGCGCGCCGCGGTGCGGCCATCGAGATCCTTGGCGCTGCGCACCCCGGCGACGCGGGCGAGAACGGCGCGATACTCGTCGTCGGCCAGGCCCAACTGCTGCCGGGCGATATGGATTTGGGCCAGCTTGTTCTTGCTGATCATGAGGAGACTCCCTTCATCTGCCGCTTCACCGTCCGGCACCAGCCGCCGCAGGGCTTGCCGTGGTTGTCGCCCTGGTGGCAGGCGAACACGGCCCGATCCCTCACGGCGGCGGCGAAGTCGCGCTGGGTATGCAGGCTCACCGAGGCCTCGCTGCCTTTCTGCGCCGCACAGCCCGAGCACATGGGCACGGCAGCGCGCATCGCCTGGCGCAGGCGCTGGCGGGACAGCCGCTCACGACGCACGGGACGATAGCTCAGGCAGGTGACGCCGGCGCCCGGATCGGTCACCCAGCCACCCTCGGGCCAGGCGCCGCCGTTCTTCATCTCGATCATCTGCTCAAGCACGTCGCAGCCCCAGGCGTGCTCGCAGTGCGTGCACAGCATGTCGAGATTGGTCGTCCACTCGGCGGCGGTCGGCTTGTACGGCTCGCGCTGGATGCTCATGACGCCGCCTCGTCGTCCTTGATCTCGAGATCCGGGAAGTGCTTTTTCAGGTGGGCCACCACCGCGCCCTCGGTGCCAAAGTCCGGCACAAAACCGATCACCTGCGGCGTCACCAGGCGGTCGGCTTCCTTCTTGCCAAACACGCGCTTTAAGCTCGCATACCCCTTTTTGCGATAGGCCGCCCGCTTCATTGGCCGCCAGAACCGCGCCTCAGGATGTACCGGCGCGCCGTCCTCGACTTTTGTCCACTCGCCCTTCGCAACGCCGTCCACGAACACGCGCACGAAGATCTTCTTTCCGTTGTGCACCTTGGCCAGCGACAGCGTGTAGCCGTCCGCCAGCAGCTCAACGGTGCCACCCAGGTGCGCCAGGCGCTCTTTGATCTCTTTCCACTTATCCATCGCTTACCTCACTGGCTGCTCATCAGTGCCGGGCCACCACGCCCGGCAGACGCCCCGCGCAGGGCGGGGCGTTTCGCTTCAGTCGTGCAGGATCTGCCAGCGGCTGTGCAGGCGCCCCTGGTCGCGATAGCGCTCCATGCAGTCCACGCGCCGCAGCTTGTCGCCGTAGAGCTTCGCGCCCAGGCGCTTCACGGCCTCGGCATCGCTCCAGCTGCAGGACGCCCGCTTGCCCTGCACGGTGCCGGTCACGTAGCCGTCACCGCTACGGCGCAGCCTCACCTCGGTAACAGGCATCAGCGCACCTCCTTCAGCAGCCATTTCTGGGCGACGTTGCCGGCGATATAGCCGCCCAGCAGCAGCCAGGTCAGCGTCTCGAATACCTCGACCGGCAGGTGGCCGGCGACCAGCAGCCACACCAGCACGGCCTGCCAGATCATGGCGGTCCAGAACTTGCGCGAACTCCAGCGCGCGGCGACCTCGTTCATGCCGCCTCCTCGAAGCGCTCGGCGTCCTCGAGCAGCTTGCTGACCAGCTTGTCCACCTCGCTGTCGGTGGGCTTGATCACCACCTGGTCGTCGGCCTCCTCGACGGTCACGCCCACGCGCTTCAGCTCGGTCACGGTCAGCTCGGCCAGGGCCTTGCGGATCGGCTCCTCGCGCACGCGGATCATCGCCTCGGACTGATCGGGGAAGTGGCGGCGGATCAGCTTCACCACCTGGGCGGCGTCGTCCCAGGTCAGCTTGCCCTTGCCCTTGGTCATGCCCACGCGCACCCCGGCGATCACCACGGTGCGGCGCTTGCCTTCCCACAGCTCGGGATTGGCCTCGACCGAGGCGCGCAGCCGGTCGTGGGCCTCGCTGGTGCGGCGCACGGCGTCGCGGATCTCCGGCAGGGCCTGGCGCTTGGCGTCTTCCACCTGGCGCTCCAGGGTCTCGATCAGCTGGCACAGGCGGTCGCGCTCGGCGGCGTAGTCCTCGGCGCGCTTGTTCACGGTTTCCATGGGAGTCTCACTGTTCACGGTCTTGCTCCTCGGTTTCGATCTCACGGGTTACGGCGTCGATGGCCTGCATGTAGCGCTGGGCGCTGGGGCCGTGCAGGCAAACCAGCCCGCCCAGTACGGTGTCGCTGTCATCGCGCACGGTGATGGCGACCTGGTTGGCGCCCAGGGCGCCCATGTCTTGCAGCACCTGGGCGACCGGGCTTTGCCCGATCTCCTCCAGGCTGGTGAGGCGTTGCAGTACGGTCATGCGGATCTCCTGTCGGCGTGGCGGCTGATCACCCAGGGCGCCAGGTAGGCCATCAGCGCCTCGGCCTCGTCGGCATCCAGCAGCAGCTCGGTCTCGTGGGCGCACAGGGTCAGGCTGCCGTCGCTGGCCAGGGCGAACACCGGCTCGGCGGCGGCCTCGTCACTCGACTCGAGGCTGGCCGCTGGGACGCCCCAGGCCTGGCGCAGGCCCGCGATCAGCTGCTGCATGCTGGGCCTGGCCGGTTCGGGCGCGACCGGCTCGGGCGCGGCCGGCGCCGTGGACTCGGCGGCGATCGTGCGCCACGCCACGCGGCCCCGCTCCAGCTGCACCTTCTCGACCCGGACGTCGCGACCCAGGGCGTTGAGCGCGCGGGTCACGGCCTTGCGGTCCAGGTGCAGGTTGTCGGCGATCTGGCGCAGCGACAGCGGCTTACCGACATGTGCCAGGTGCGCCTCGACGCGCCCCTTGATGGTCGTGGGCGGGGTGGCGCCCTCGCCCTGGGCGAGCATCGGCAGGCTGTAGCGCCGACCGTCGCCGTGCGGATGGGCCACCAGGGCGCCTTGCTGGGTCATGAAGGCGAGTCGGGAAGCCACACTGTGGCGCCCCTCAGCCAGGGTGGTGTGGGCGTAGATCTCGGCCAGCGTCAGCGGGCCGGTGGCGCGACCGAGGATCTCGCGGATCTCGTCCTCGAGGGCCACGTCCAGGTCGTCCTGGGAAGCGAATGCCTTCATTGGATCTTCCTCCGAGCAAAGTCGGCGGCCCCGTTGCGCGGGTGCCGGTGGTGGCGAAGCGGTTCGATGGCCGCGCCGTTGCGGCGCGGCAGGTGGGCGACCGGACGCTCGGCGGCGTCGGCCTCGGCGCGCCAGCGGGCGACCAGCTCGCGCCAGTCCTGGTGGTCGTCGCTCCGGTGCGGCTCGACGCGGACCGAGGGCGTCGTATCCATCGCCAGGCCGGTGTCCTGCTCGGCCCATAGGCGCAGGATCACGGCCTGCTGAGCGGGCAGCGGCGGCTCGGCCTCCAGGGCGCGGCGCTCGCAGCGCTCGATGTTGGCCAGGTACTGCGGCAGCGTGATGCCGTGCCGGGCCAGGCGCAGCTGGACGAAACGGTCGGCGTAGTAGTCCAGGGTCTCGTCGGGGTAGATCATGCGACACCTCCGTGGCGGGCCAGGTAGGCCCGCTTCTCGTCTGCGGTCACCGGGCGCTCGAGGCGCTCCAGGCTCACGGTCTCCAGCTCGCCGGACGGCTCGCGCCCCAGCACGATGGCCTCGGCGCGGCGGCAGGCTTGCGGCGCGGTGAAGGCGGCCAGCTCCAGCACCACCCGCACCTCGCGGTGCCCGGCCGGGGCGACGCCCACGCGGTACGCCGCCAGGTCGTCGGGCGAGCACTGCTGCGGCGTCTCGCCATCGAACAGGTCGGGGTGATGCGGGCCGGGGATCACGGTCGGGGCGTTCACGACTCACCTCCCAGGTCCTGCCAGGCGTCGCGGATATGCTCAGCGCCGGGCCGGGCGGGCCGGCGCGGCCGGCTGGGCTTGCTTGAGCAGCGTGGCCTGGGTCTCGGTCGGCAGCGAGCCGAAGGCGTACTCGCGGCCACCGCCACGTCCGGCGCGGCGACGGTTCTCCCAGTCGTCACGCTTGGCCCGGCGCACCACGGCGCTGTGGGTGTCGGGCATGCCGGGCAGGCCGGCCAGCTCCTTGGGGGCGTACCATTCCCGCGTCATGATTCCGCTCCCTCGAACAGCGCCAGCTCCGGGGCGTCGTGCTTGCGCACGTTCTCCCGGTGGCCGGCCAGCTGCTCCATGGCCTGGGTCACGCCGTGCAGCACGTCAGCCGCATCGGCCTCGCTGCGATAGAAGCGCGTCAGCTGGGCCACGGCATCGTTCAGGCGGTTCTGCAGGTCGAGCAGCTCGTCCTGGCTGCTGGCTCGCCCGACGGGAATGTCGATCACCAGCTTCTGCGCGCTGGCGGCGATGTACTGCGTCACGAACGTGGCGTCGCAGGCGAACTCGAACGGGCGGATCCGCTTGCTCGGGATCGACCCGTCTTTCATCCAGCCGTAGACGGTCCACTCGGTAGTGCCGATCAGGTCCGCCACTCGCGGCACGCTCCGGTTGTGCTTGTGCAGCGCATAGTCCAGGCACAGGCGGATCGCGTGCTGCATGGTCTGCGGCGTGGTCGGTTTCCAGCGCTTGCGCGTCATTTGCACCCTCCTTCCTCCAGGGGCCTCCAAACGTCGTCGCATCTTGTGGTTAGGCGGGTCCGGCTCGGCGGCCTACGCTCAACTCAAACGACGAATGAGGGCGGTCTTATGCAGCGTTTCGACGGTTCGTATCCCGATGCCCTTTACGGGCGCCAGTGGTACCCTTGGCGTGATAGCGGCTCGGCCAGATCGTGGCCGCGTCAATGCCGATCGCCTCCGCGATGATCCGCTCGCCCTTCGGCCAGGGCCGGGCCAGCGCATTCGTCAGGGTGGTCGGAGAGGCATAGCCGTGATGCGTCGCCAGGCGGCGCAGGCTCCAGCCGGCCTTGCGGAGTTCCGCGACAATGTCTGCGCGGTGCCAGTCCTTGAGGGCGGCTTTTTTCGGACTGCTGCTTTTGGTCATGTGCCAACGCTCTCTTGGTGCATGTGTGTTGCGTCATGGCTACATCATGCGACACATATAGAGCGACGGTCAAGACAAATGGAGCGGGTCAATGTTTAAACGTGCGCTCCAAATGGGCTCGCTTTGCACATACACGACTAATATCAATGGGTTAGGTGGAACTATGACGCGTCAAACTTCTCAACACGATCAGGTCAATGTTCAGGCCGGGAAGGTTGACGCGCTCGGGGAGCGCATATCCGTGGCAATAAGGCGCGTCGGGGGTGTGACAAGCATGTCGCATAAGGCCAATGTGTCGACCTCGGTGCTCCGTAAGTGGCGGGCAGGGCAGTCAGAGCCACAGGTGACCGCCCTGGTGAGTATGGCTAGAGCTGCGGGGATATCGGTGGGATGGCTGGCCACGGGCGAAGGCGACCCCGAGGGCGGCGAGCCGCCGGCCGGGCTGGGCCGCCCCGACGCCGACCTCGACGCCCTGGAGCAGATCGCCCTGAAGGTGCTGGCGCTGCTCGACAAGCGCCGCCCGGACCTGTCACCCAAGGCCCGCGCGCGCATCGTGCGCCTGGTGTACGAATTCTATATCCGGCAGGAAAAGCCGATGGACGAGGCCAGCCTGGACAACGTGATAGAGCTGGCGGCATTCAGATAGACGCAGGGGGAGCCAAGGCAGTGATCGACGACTTGCTGAAGAAGATCGACGAGGCGATAGCCGACGAGGACGACAGCCGCCAGGACGGCGCCAGCAGCGGCGGGGGCTCGATCCACATCAGCATTGGCGACATCGTCAACAACACCGGCACGGTGGTGATCGGCGGCAACGTCGAAAGGAAGGATCGGCAGGAAGGCGAGGGCAGCGGCAGCCAGGCCCGGCAGTCGTGCGGCGGCGGACCGTGCCCCGAGGTGGCCTGGCTGCGCCGCCAGGTACTGGCCCTTAAACAGCGGGTATGCGGCGGTTACCCGCCGGATGCTTTGAACGCCCTTAAACACAACGGGCGCCCTCGCGGCGCCCGTCTCACTTCATGTGGCCCATCTTCCCCTCGGCGGCCCGTTGTCCCAAACCATCGCCGCCCGTCCCGCTCACCCCGTCCGCGCCGCGCCACTGCTCGCCAGCCCGCGCCACGCCGCACTTTCCGTCCCGTTATGTCTTCCTTGCTGCCACCAAATCCCACTTCCCCCTATGTCCCATACTCCTTGTCTCCCCTCACTCGCCGCTAA